TGCTTTGCAATGTCCAAGGTGCTATCTGGATCCTGATTGCCAATAGCGCGAACCATGACGACTTCGTCAAAGAATGGTTGAAATACATTCAAGAATCTCTCGACGTCTTTTTCGCAATTTCCGGTAATAACGGAAAGCGTTATTTTTTGCTTATTCATTTGTGGCAACTTTCTAAATCAAAAAGTTGATCTTAACAAGCAAAAAGCCGCCCCCATTTCTGAGGACGGCTTTCGACCATGCAATGAACGCCAAGTGAAATTAGTCAGCTTTGCGAAGAAGTCCGATGCCCAAGGTCAAGGCGGTCGTCATGCCGAACAAGCACTCGACGCTTGCGAAGTGGCGACCTTTGCCTGGGTTGAAATGACGGCGATAGGTGAAACCAAGACCAGTCTCTGCATCGGTGACAGTTTCGATAGCGAGGTAGCTATCTCCAGCGTCTTGCGGCTGCAGGTTGCGAACCGCGATTGCGATTGCGTCTGGGTGAGCGAGGAAGCCGACGAGCGAAAGCGTGCCGCCAAGTGGCAGAGCGTTGGTTTCGTAGACGTCCATGCCGTAAAGGCGAGGAATGCGAGCTTCACGAACTGCCTCGGAGCCACCGTATTGGAAGGCTTGAGTGATGTTGCTGTCGCCAAGGAGCGAGCTGTAAAGCTCGGAGTTGGAGATGAGCGACACCATGTCCATGTTGACCTTGCGATCCATGAGGGTTTTGCGAGCTGCGCGAAGTTGTGCGAGGCCGGTGTTGGCGATCGAAACTGGGGTTGCAGCGGCGGCGCCGAAGTTGGTGATCGAGAGAAGTCCGAACACGTTCTCGATGCACTTGCGAGCAAGAGCGCGACCTTGTTGTTGTGCGAAGATGCTGATGTCAGCATTGCTCGAGTTGGCGAACTGAACGTCCGTGATGTCAACGCCGACGATCTGGTGTTGATCAAGGTTCAGAGTGATGGAAGCCACGGTGCCGCCTTCAGTTTCGTAAGGGAAACCGCTGTTGTTCGCGTAAGCAAAAGTCGTGGTGGACAGAGCGTCAACGCGAGGGATGATGATGGCATCACCTTTGCGACGAGCTTCTGGGGAAAAGGAACGGGTGAAAGCACGAAGCGGCGCAAGGCCGGCGGTGAATGCGTTCAGGACTTCCTGAGTGTAGATTTTGTCGTTGAATGTAGTGGACATATAATTGGATTAGTTGAGATTATTTTTTGGCTTGGTCTGCAAGGATGGCTTTGCGATTGGCTTTGTAGAAAGCGGTCGCTTCGGCACCTTTCAGCGATTCAAAGATTTCAAGGCAAGAACGGCTTTCTCCGGATTCGTTGTTGAGATCAACAGGAGCGGAGTGACCAGTTGCGGCAAGAAGTTCTGCTGCTTTGATCCCGGCTTTTTCGTTGAAATCGGTCAGTTCTTTTTCGAGAGATTCGATCTTCTCGGACTGCTCAACGATTTTCGCCTCGAACTCAGATGCCTTGGCTTTGGCTTCAATCAGTTCGGATTGAACTTGCATCTTATCTTCGACTTGCGACTGCAATTCTTTAATTTGATCTTGAGCGGAAACCAGCTCTGCGCGGATCGACTCGTTCTCTTGGATGGCGGCTTCGATCTGTGCGACCTGATCGTTGTTCGGGAATAGTTTAGCAAGTATGCTCATGCTCTTAACTTCGGTGTCAAATTTGACGATCTCATCGGCGAACTTGCGATCGACTGCCTCCTTGGCGCCCATCCAAGTTTCCTTCTTCATCAAATCGCGCATTTCCTCTGGATCTGCACCAGTCCGGTTGGCATAGATGATCGAGATCTCCTCCGAGATTTCTTCAAGATTCTTTGCTGCTCGTGCGTGATCTTCGCTGTCGCCAGATACGGTCTGCGATGCTTCGTGAATCATGATCCGACCGCCTTCGACGATCTTGACTTTGTTCGCGGCCATGAGAATGACGCTGCCCATCGAGGCTGCCAGCGTGTTCACGGTGGCGATCACCTCGACTCCACGGCTGCGCATCTGCATGAGGGAGTTGTAAATCCGATACCCATCGAGGACGCTGCCGCCCGGGGAGTTGATCTCGATCTCAAGGGTTTCGAGTGCGTCGTCAGCTGAGCATTGGAATCCGCCGATTGTCAGATTTTCGACGACTGCCTGGTTGCCATATTGCTTCTCGATCTCTCCGATCAAGTCGTCAGCGCTCCAAGGCGTGACTGCATCGTTCAGTTTGACCTTGCCGATTTTGTTATTGATTTGAATCATTTCCGTTTTTGTTGGGGTTGTTTGAATTTTCATCATTTTCATGATTTAAATCTTCTGGATCTGGCTGTTCATTTGGAGTCATCATGGCAATCTCACGAGAATCAATTTTGACTCCGTATTTCTGCTCGATCTCAGCCGTGATGATTTGCCGGATCGCTGCTTCCTCTGCTTTCTGCCTGACGACGTCAGCGTATTGCTTGCCCATCGCTGCGGTGATTTCAGAGGCAGACTTGAATCCGAGTTTGTAAGCTGACTCCAGCTCCTTCATTATTCGACCATCATCGATAGTGAGCTTCGGCGGTGTTGAAAACTCCCACTTATACCACTCCTCAGACTGTGGAAGATCTCCACGTTTTTGACCTTTGGCGACTGCATACGAAACAATCCGCTTGGCTGCGTAGAAAAGAAGGTCTTGCCGATCCTCGATCGCCCGTTGCGCCATCGCGATCTCGGTGCGCTGGGCCGTGCCTCCTCCGACTCCGTGGCCGTTGTAGAAAGCATACGGCCAGTTGAGTGAGGCATAAGACGATTTGAGAAGGCGATCGTGGAAATCCAAGAACGGGTTGCCGGGTCGATTGTTGACGAGCGTCTCGATCTTGCCTCCGCTGTTTGATTTGAAATAGCGAACCGTGCCGCCGTCCATGCTTTCGACGACAAGCCCAGGGGTTGCCGAATCACATCCGCCCAGAAGCATATTGCGCGGATCATCAACGTCGGCTCCACCTGATTCGTTGTATTCGATCAGGCTGATGCTGCTCATCTGCATCATTGCCAAGCGTTCCCACTCGGTTGACTGGATGATGTCCCGGCAGTCGTTGATGCAAGGAGTCAGAGCGCTGATTCCTCGGCCCTGATATTGCCACTCCGGATCGTATAGGTGAATGATGTTCTGCGCTGGGATCCACTCTGAAAGCATCCCCTCTTTATCAAGGAACGCGTATTCCTTCGGGGTTCCGCTGGCAAGGTAGATGATGCCATCGATCAACTCACCTCCGCGCATCGGCCCATCCTGCATTCCGTTCGGGTTGGCGATCCGGTGCGATGGGATTCCTTGGTAAATCGGAAAGCCGTTCTTCGTTTCGGTCAAAAGGATAAAGATTTCTCCATCCACGTCCAAGGAAGTTGACCATGTGAAAAGGTTGGTCTTGAAATCGTGCATCCCTCCACGGGAATCGCCGATGGCATAAAAGATATTTGACAGCCAATCTATTGCTGCGTTGCCAAACTCGGTATCTCTGCCCCTGAATTGTGGGCTGAATGCTCGCCCAACTGAATACATTGAGCGTTGATTGATAGCGTTTTTAATCGGTCCGAAGTTGATGTAGATTCTCCGTGCCTGGCTCATCAAGTTGATACGGTCGCTCGACGGTATCAAATCAGATATGTCCTTGCGCTCGATTGGCTCCCATGGCCGATGTCCACGATATTGCGCCGCTCGAGCTGCCTTGTATTGGATAGGGTTGCCGTATGAATCGAGAATAGCCATCAACTAGGCTGATGTGTCAAAACCACCGGCTGTATGTGAACCGTCCAAGCGTTCTTGTGGTCTGTGGAATTTGTCCGAGTTCCACATAAGCCAAGGCTTTTTCCATCGCTTCCATCACGTCCGGAACGGACAGACCTACTTGCTTGCCCATGCTCACGCCGTTCTTGGTCGCGCTTGTCACTTTGTCCAGTCCGCCATCAGATAGGCTTTGAATCAGCAGAGCATCATAGCGGGTTTTCAGTAGGTTCAAGAACCTTGCGTTCTTCATCGCCTGCCTTGCCCAAAGTTTTGAAACGCTGTCAACATCACCCATGTTTTAGCGCAGCGTGTCAAAGTTAAAGCTCGAAGCCTTGGATGATCTGGAGGTTCATCGCCAGCACGATCTGCATCGCTTCGCAGTCCCAAGCGTGGTTATTCTGCCGGGTCTTGACCCAGCGATATTCGACCTGCTTGGTCTTGCTGTTCGTCACTTCTCGCTT